GAGCGCCTAATCGACCTTCGTTACGCCCTGTGCCTTCTTCCACCGCAACTACTTCCAGGTCAACGGTAATGTTTGGCTTCCATTTAAGCCAATGTGTTGTGCGCTTACACTCGTATGGAGCGTTAGCGTCTTTAATCATAATTCCTTCATAACCTTGTGCCACACACTCATCAGCATAACGATTCATAACATCCATGCCGTGGCCTGTACTTAAATCAACACGCATGTCAGGTTCGACTCGAAGATTAGGTTGTTCTTCGATGCGCCCTTTTAGTCCTCGCAAGGTATCTGTGCGCACACTTTGTTTTACACGACTTACACCTTGAATAAATCCACCGTAATTTAAAATATCAAAAATATGGAAACGACTGTCCGAAGCATCTGCATTATATTTGCGATGTGCTTGCTTCATAAGCGTTTGGAAATCATCACTCATCATTTCACCGTCGAGAACAAAGTTAGGTGTACTCATTACGTTTTGAATAACCGGCATTACTTTTTGTATTTGCGGAATAATGTGATTAAAGTTTTCAAACACTTTTCCATTACGACTGTGGATACGCACAGTACCGTGAATACATAAAACAATTACACGCACACCATCGAGTTTGCGTTGTAAAATTTTATCGCCAGTCATCTTGCTTTCTTGTTTAGCAGAGTCAGTAGCAAGTTGACATTCAAACACAGGAATCTCTAAATCTGTGCCTTTAAGATATTTGTTAAACGTTTTTAATGTAGCGCCTACACGCAAATCTTTTTGAATTACAGGAGCACAAAAATCATTCCACTGCTCCGAATCAAACCGTTCAGACATACGCTCTATTTCTGCAAGTGCTTCATTACCAGTAACTGCACGATCGTTTAAACTTGCTAACAGTTTGCGAAAATCAACCCAAGGATTTTCCTGATTAGTTAATCCTTCTGTAGTGGGTACTTTTTTAACGTTATAGGTTAAAAATGGACTATACGCAGCAAACGCACCAAACAAAAACCATTCAGCTGAACGATCGCCTAGCTTACGTGCTGCTACTGCTTGTTCAATAACCTTTTCTTTGTGGATACGACTATTGCTCTCGTTGAGCTTATGAATCCAGGATGCTGGCATATTAACCTACTTTAATGTCTTGTACCGCTTCGCGGAATGAATCGGAAGTTACTTGTTGATCTAGATATTTGATCGTCCATAATCCTTTCTTTGGATCGTGTTCTGCACTCATACCATATTGTGCCATTAGACGAACTGCTTCTTTGTGTGTAATGCGAGCCTTGCTATATCGTACATCTGTTGTATCACAACATACTTCGTGCGGATCGCATTCAATACACACGCCCGGAATTTGGTTTGCAAATAATTTGAAAATGTTTTTTACAAATCGCATAACAATAGCAAAAAACTTTTTAAAAAAATTAATCATAAGACCTCTCTTAACTTCTTTCAACTGTTGTTAAAGATTGACTCGCTGTGTATTGCGATGTTGATAGTTCAGCATCGTTGTTTGCTGCAGGTAATTCAGGTTTATTATCTATAGAAATGCCCAGGTTCTGTAATTTTTCTGTATTTCTACCTTCGCGCATTGTCGCAACGATTGCTTGTCCGGTTTGTGTTGAATCTGCAAGTTTTTCTAATATTTCTGCAGGACCCTTGGCCTGAGTTTGTTTTCCATAGGAAGGTAAATTACTCGAAAAACTTAATATACTTTGTTTAGACGATGGCGTTAACGACATATCAATGTTTATTTCTGCAAGTACTGATAATTCCGTATCGATTTGATTGCCTATTTTGTCAAAATTTGTATTTAGATTACTGTAATCATCTGGGTACGTCGAAGATATTGTACTAATTTCTGTACTAGCGGCGCTTATTAATGCTGTAATAGCTGCATCATATGTTGCATATGATCCAGAAGCAGGATGTGTACCAGGAATAACAATAGTAGGCGGCGCTCCATAAACATCATTAAGAACATCTATCATTGTAGTAAAAACTCCGGTACTTGCGGTTGACTGATACAGCCCGTCAAATGCGCCTTGCGTTGTTAACTCTGTCATAGTTTCGATAATAACCGATAATGCATCGTTGTGCGTAATTCCTGCCGGCGATCCAATACCATCGCTTAAAAATAACTTACCATTAGTATCTGTGCCTATTCCAAAGCTATTTTCAAAATATGATTGTACACTATCAGGTATAGGTTTGTCAATACTATTAATATCATCAAGTCCGTAATTCGTTTCGATACCAATAACAAAATTTCCAAATTCGCTAGTTTGCTGATTTTGAATATTTTTAACTTGTTTTAAACTACGTCGGAATGCTACATTACCATCAGCAATTGATTTAGGAACAATACTATAATATTCTTTTCCTAATCCAGAAAATACATTGTTAACCGTTCCAGTGATATCTAAATAAATGACTTTTGGACCTTCTTTATATGGGGCTTTTAATGTTAATCGGCTATTTAGAAATAATTTATGTGTGTCAATTAAATCTGCAACCGTTAATACTTCCGCGGAAGTTACACCTAAAATTTCTTTAATTGTTGTTAGTTTTGTACTTTTAATTGTTTTAAACACTTCATAACATTTTTTTTGAATAACCAATGGCAACGATTCGTTATCATCTAATGTTTGAATTTTATTAATTAATCCGTCAACGCTTATACCAGCTGATATTAACTCGTCTGATAGATAATTTAATAAACCTTTTCGATTTAATTTTTTAATAAGATAGTCTACAGTACCATAATTGTCAAGGTCTGATAAGTTTATTAAGATCCCAGTTGAAATTAAATCATTTCCAAAATCATGAGTGGCTGTTGTCACACTTGTTATACCAGCAGACATCATGTCATCCATCCCTGTATACAGGAATTCCATTTGCGAATTAGCGGTTGATGCAGAGTCAATGAATTCTGCTGTTGTGGCCATGTGCCCTAAAACTGCCGACATGTGAATAGAGAATTTACTTAAATCACCATTACCTAAAATATTATTAGCATGTATAATTAACTCATCAGTAAATCTAGATTCATCGTCGACAACTATTCCAGTAAATGCATTTGGTACGGTATTGTTTACTACAGGAAAGGTACTTTTAGTAAATGTCTTTAATGAAGTTTGTACAGGTGCACTAAGGCTTCCTATATTTGTTAACACTGTAGCAAATTCGTTAACTACTCCAATACCTTTGTAAGAATTGATATTTGAAGTTAAAGTTGCGTTAATACCAAGACCATTATTTTGTGCAAGTCCAGCAGAAGCAATTAGTGTTAATGGGCTCAGCGACATGTTACTTTCTCGCAAATACAGTTGGCGCACCGGTTGATCTAGCATGACCACACGTGTCAACATCACCAATTAATATAATAGGCTTACCTTCAGCATACACCGTTGCGCTGCCGCCCGTTGTTTTTGCACTACAGTGAACACCGCAGCCAGGCGCACCACAGCAAGGATGAGGAGTAACCAAATCATTCGGTAAACTCACTGGTTGCCCATTTGCTATAACGGTTGGAGCGCAAGGTCCTGTTATAACACCACCGGCTGAATTAGCATCTCCTTTCCTTGACACGTTAGGCATTAAGTTATCCTGTAATAATCTGCTTCGATGGAGTAGAAATACCTGTTACCGCTTGTGTATAAGCCGATATAACATCTTCGGATGTTACTGAAACCATCGTACAATTAGTAATATTTACCGTGATTTTTCCCTTAGGATTAGCGGTGAACATGCTTGGGATCATCTGTACACCTTGCGGTGTCATTGCAACACTGACAGCATGATCTAATTCAATAATATCATTACCAATGGCAGCAATCTTTCCAACTACTTCTTCACCTGAGTTTAGCTTAAAGCTATAAATTTCGTTTACTTTCAAATCAAACATCTAAAATCCTTTATCATAAATTGTGTTTTTTCTATTTGGGAAATAATTATTTTGTGTTCCGTTTCTGTATAATTCCAATGTAATACAGTGAAGACCTCCGTCCCAAAAATAACGATGTCTCCACGGAACATGCACGGCTTCCATTTTATGCTTTTTTAAAAAAGAAATTACAGTGTCATTCATGTTACTAACACATACATGTTTATCGTCAAGCGATAATACATTCACATCAAAAACACTCTCCTCGACATATCCTACCCAATCATTTAACCATGTTTCGACAAAATATGTAAATTCGTCGTTATCTTCTTCTCCCGGAACCCACCATTTACCAGCAACTTTCTCCTTGATCTTTCGAAATCCTTCGACCTTATTATAACTTTCGTTTGGCAAATAACATACATCCCACCCAGGAAATGTTTCTTCGTATGTTTGGATTTCATATAGACTTAGGATCGCACCTTCTTTAATAGTGTGGAATGACCCGTCATTATGCCCGCCGATTGACAAATAATTATGCCTGAAATTTGGATACAGTTTTTTAAGAGAATCGATGTAATAATTTTCTTCAGTAATATCAATATTACTTGACTCTAAACGATCTAAATATAAATCAGATCCAATAACAGATATCGAGGGTGCATCAACTGGAAAAAAATCTCCAAAATTTTCATGCGCATGAATTTGGCGGAATTCTTCTTGCACACATAAAGGACCTAAAAATTTTCCATCTGAAAAGGCGCCCAGATATTCTTCGTAAGTTGGCCAATCAGCAGCATCAGTTCGATATCTATTAAACATTTCTCGACTTAACGGTCGTTGAATATTAATATTATCATGTTGATTGTAATCTGTTAGTAAATCTTTAATTGCTCGATGATCAACGCCAGTATATAATAATTGATTACCAATTACAACCTGTGTATCTCGCGGCATTAACGGGCTGCGAGGAACTCCTTGTCTACTTTTTATCTTGCCATCGTGGTTAATATAATTAGTAATATTGTCAGTTGGGTTAATTTTAGGACGCAATACTGTACACCCAAAATCTCGAAGTACTTTTTCATAATAATCTAAATCTTCGAGAGTTTCGGTTACTATTCTATCTAACGCACTACGTATTCTATCATTTTTAATACCGGAAAAAAATTCCGGAGGATAACAATCCCCTAATACTACAGTTTGAAGAGGATCCCAATAATTCCAAACATTATACTGGTTATTCATTAACCTTCAAGCAGCGTACTGATTGCGTTTATGCCTTGTTCTTTCAGGGTATTGAAACCACCTTTAATTAACACGTCATTAACATAAATCTGAGGTACTGTGCGATGACCTTCGTGTATTACAAAATCACGTGCGGCGCTGTTTTCTTCGATATTAATAGATTCGTACTCGTAACCAAATGCATCAAGCATCTGTTTCGCTTGATCGCAATACGGACAATGCGTTTTTGTATAAATTTTAATCATTGATTTTCCTCTTCTGTAATAGTAAATTTGATTCCAGTTTCACTTAAATATCGTTCCCAAAATGCTAACCATTCTAGATCATATTCTTTATAATCATTCTGATCTTTGTCCTTAATCCATTCGTTATCCCAGATATAATCTTTTGTTTTAGGATCAATTATAAGATGCCCTTGTTTAATATGTTGTTCTCTTATTGCCGACTGTCGGCTAACAGCAGCTTGCCATTTATTATATTCAGCTGATGTTAAACTTTCTTTGGCCCATTCGTGAAACTCAACTGGCTCACTACCGTCTGTAGAAGTATAGTTAAACTTCTGGCGAATCATAGGTTAAATCCTTTAAATGTATCTTCAGTTACATCTTGTTTAGTGCCGCCAATAACATAACTTGAAATTTCTGTTTCTTGTGGTGCTACTTGCACTTCACCGCCGGCAATCCATTTCTGTGTCCATGGTAGTGGATTTGAACCGCCTTTATACGGAGTGTCCAAGCCAAGCGAAGTCATACGCTTGTTAGCAATCCACTCTACATATTCTTTAAGAAGTTGTGCGTTTAGACCGATCATTGACCCGTCTTTGAACAAATAATCCGCCCAACGGTTTTCTTGTTCAACTACATCAATAAACATCTGTTGAATTTCTTCTTTACATTCTTCTGCAATCTTAGCAAAGTCTGGATCATCCTTTGGCAGAATCTTAATCATTGTTTGGGTTGATGCTAAATGCAAATTTTCATCTCGACAAATTAATTTAATAATCTTAGCATTGCCTTCCATCTTTTTCAATTCAGCAAACGCCCACGAGCAAGCAAATGATACATAGAAACGAATACCTTCCAGTGCGTTTACACTATTAACGGCAAGCCACAATTTCTTTTTAATATTATATAAATCAACATCAATGATGTCATTGTTAATTCTATGTTTGCCTTCGCCTAACATTTGATACCAAGTTGATGCTTCAATTAAATCATCATAGTATTGCGAAATACTTTGCGATGTTTCATAAATCTCTTTAACAT